TGAGAACAACCACAAAATGGTTCTCCTGAAAGCGTTTCTAAAATTTCATCTTCGTCACCTTCCCACACGGCTTCAAAAAGCATGTCTGTATAAGTTTCTACACCTTTTTCTAAATCATGCGCCCATGCTTCATCGTTTACTATAAATTTTTTACTTTCAATCATTGTCAGAACCTCCAGCCATCGGTACATCGGAGGAACTAAGTACAACCTTTTGTAGTTCTTCCTTGAGATCAATTTCGCCACGGATACTATCAATGACTGGTTCAATTCCCTGCCACTTTCTTTCTCCATAGTAATACCACCCACCTTTACGATCTATTATTCCTTTTACAACTGCTAGTGCTGCAATTTCTTTTGCAAAATCGTATTCTCCTGGCAAACAATGGCCTCCATCTGCAAAATAAAAATCAAAATAAGCAATTCTTTGTGGAGGTGCTGTTTTATTTTTTAATGTTCTAACTTTAATTCTTTGTCCAATACGAACCTTATTACCGCTAGGTCCAACCTCAATCCATTCGTCTCTGCGGATCTCACATCTTGTAAAGAAGGCGTAATTTTTTCCTTCTCCTCCTGGAGTTGTTCTTGGGTCGCCATGCATTACGCCAATCTTCATTCGATATTGGTTAATTATTAATCCTAAAACAGGACGTTCATCTTCTACAAGACTTCTTTTAATTGCAGAACCAACAACTCGAAAAAACTTATTGGTAAGTAATGCACCTCTACCAACAGTCATTTCATTCATATCTTTTTCCATTTCAGGAGCAGGAGATAGAGCAGGCAAAGAATCAATAACAATTGCATCTACTGATTTTGATTCAGCAAATTCAATTACAGCCTGATACGCCTCTTCCATAATATTTGTTTCAATAACAATTACCCTAGAAGTGTCTACCCCACACATTTCTGCATAGTCAGGGACCCATTGTTCTGCGGCTACCCACACTGTTGTGTGTTCTGGGTTTAACTTTTGATTTGCTGCAATAGTTTTTAAAGCAACTGCAGTTTTTCCGTGAGAAGGTTCTCCTATTAATTCATTCCATTGATTTCCAGGAAATCCCCCTCCAAGAACATAGTCTAAGGTAGTTGAACCAGACGTAATTCTAGGAACCAAATCACTACGAATATCGGAAGCAATTACTACAACATTATTACCAAACTTTTTATTTAATTGAGCAACAATCTTTTTGGCTTCGTCATTCATTACTCTATTCTCCCAATGATTCCTTGTGGATTCCAATTACTTTGCGTGTCATTACCTATAGAAGATTTTATATTTCCTTCTACTTTTGCACCAGTTAGTGAGCCAAATTTACTTCCTGATTGTTGTAAAGGATAACCACAGTCATAGCATCTTGGAGCAGCGTTTTGAACAGCCATATAATTATTACTATTGCAGTCAGGACATAACTGAGTTTGACCTGTGCTTCCAATACGAATGCTTGGTTGTTGAGGTTGTGGTGGAACATAAGGTGTCATAGGTTGTTGTGATGGTGGCATTGGAATATCTGCAGGGCGTGCAACTGGTGCTGCAGGTTGCACACCTAATTGTTTAGACCACCAGTCTGCATTACTCATGGTGAATTCCTAAACGTTCTACATGAGTCCATTGTTTTTCACAACGTGTACAAAGAACAGTGAACTCTTCTGATGTCCAAGAAATGCTGTACATCTTGTGACCAAACAACTTGCAAAGAAATTTCATTTTGCTTCTCCCCATTTATCTACTATTTTTACATCGGCAATTAATGGAACAATAATTGCTGGGATGTGTACGCCTTCCATTGATTCTCTAACTGCTTCGGCAACCGATTCTGCTAGATCTTCACGAGCAACTGTAACAAGTTCATCATGCACAGTCAAAATTACATTGGCATCAGGTTCTGTTACTAAACAAGAGTGGGCTCTAATAATTGCTAACTTCATTAAATCTGCTGCAGATCCTTGAATTACTGTGTTAAAGGCTTGTCTTTCAGCCCTTGCTCTTAAACCTATCTCTTTACTTTTTAAATCTGGCAAGTATCTTCTGCGTCCGTATACAGTAGGAACATACGGAACTGGACTTTTTGCCAAGGCTTGTCTAATAATTCGGGCTTTATATTTTGAAATATCGTTAAATTTTTCTGTAAATCTATTTAATAAACTTTTTGCATCAGTAACTGTACAGCCAATACTTGCTGCAATTTTGTCTGGGCCAACACCATAAGCAATAGAAAGAACAAGAATCTTTCCTGCTTTACGATCTACCCCCATTGTGTTGCCAATAGTTGTGTATATGTCTTCTCCATCTAAATAATTTTTTACCATAATTGGATCTTTAGAAAACGAAGCAATGATTCTAGGTTCAATTTGAGAGTAATCAGCAACTATTAATTTGTACCCAGGAGGTGCGACAAATAGATTCCTAATTAACTTTCCATACTCTCCTGAACTAGGTATGTTTTGTAAGTTAGGATCGCTGCTGGAAAATCTACCAGTTTCTGCTCCGTGGGCTTTAAAGTTGGTGTGAACTCTGCCATTAATTAATAGACTCTTTTTATCAAAAACTTTTTCTTTACCCATTGTAGTTCTTGTAACTTCACCACCTAAATATGGCATAACATAAGTTGTCATTAATTTATTTAAATCTTGATACTCAAGAATTGCATCCACCAACTCATCTTTAGACCTATAAAATTCAAGAGCATCCGAGGAAACAGAGTAGTGATAAATAGTTAAATTACTTTCATCAGTTGCTGCAACGGCTTGTCCTCTTGCGGTAAGGGCTACTCTTACACGTAAGTTTGGTTTAATTCCACGACCTTCTGGTTTAGGAGAAAATAACAATTCTTGTTTTTCTTTTACTGAATTCATGGCAAAAGGTTTTCCAGTTAATTTCCAAGCCTTAGCCTTTGCTAAGTCGATATCTTTTTCAAGACTTGCTTTTAAAGAAGTAAGTTCTTCGACATCAATTGTTGCACCAGTTAGTTCCATATCACACAACGCTGGAATTAATCCCATTTCTAAATCCCATACATCTTTTAATCCATTTTGTAATTTTGGAAAAAAAGTTTTATATAAATTCCAAGTTACTTCTGCATCTATTCCTGCGTACTTAGCCACAACAGAAAAAGCGTGAACCTCAACTTCTGCTCCTACACCCTTTTCTACTTTTAAACTTAACTCTCTTTCGGCACAAGCAGCAAGGTTTAAGGCTGTTCTGTTTCGATTGTCAATAATAAATGCTGCCATTAAAGTATCAAAAAATGGTTTTGAAGGAACTACTCCACGATAATATTTAGCAATTGATTTTAAATCAAACTTAATGTTATGTCCTATTTTTAATTTGTCACTAAAAAACAATGGTTTTAATGCTTGAAATACTTCTCCAGGTAGTAACTGTTCTGGTGGTAAATCAAATACTGGTTTCCATTTTGCTTGATTTTTAGAATAATCGGCATCTGTTAGAGGTTTACCAGCAACTGCCTTGCGTTGACCACTTAACAAAAGTTCTTTATCCCAACGTAAAAATTCCCCGTTAGGATGACCCATAGGAATTACGTCTGTTCTTCCTTCTGTTGCTAAAGAAATCCACAATACGTCGTTTACCACAGGTTGAATTCTGTTTTCTCCAACTGTTTCTACATCAAATGCAAATGCATTTACTGATGAGTAATACTCGACCAGATCTCTTAGTTGTTCTTTAGTTGTAATAATGTTCATTATTTTCCCTCACTAATAAGTTAAGTGGTGGAGCCTGAAAACGGAAATAAACAGGCTCCGCCACATTGGAATCTTGGTTAAACCAAGGAACGAGCAATCTTAAGCATTTCGGAGCGAGGGGTCTCTCGAATTACTTCGGCTGTATACGGAACAGCCCGTGCTACTAGTTCTTGAACCTCATCGAGGTTCAACTTCCATTCCTCCGCTAGGTCACGACCACGAACAAACTCCATAGTGTAGTTTGTTGTAGGCCCTGTACCCATCCGAGAAATTTCCCAGAACTCTTTTGACAGAGGTCCTTTGCGCTCATCTTCATGAGACTTTTTAATTAGTCTTGCAAGTGTTGGAGGTGCTGTAAGAATCTGCACACCCTGTGCTTCGCCAGTTAGTACAAGCACATTAAATGCAAAACGTGAACGTGGTTTACTTCCAAGGATGTCAGTAAACGGATCATTTTCTGCTAAAGCAACAAAAGATTTTTTGCCTGTTGGCCGTTCAATCCAATGCTGCTCGTAAACACGGAAGGGTCCATCCTCTAAGAATTTAATTAATTGTGGTTGTTCAGAAAAACGAAACTCTGTTGGAAACTCTGAGGAATTCTCAGTTAAGAGAGCCTCTGCTGCTTCCCAACCTTGTTGAACTGTAGTACCAATCTTTGGTTCTGCAGTTTCGCTGTCTTCATCTAAATAATTTGCAGGATTTTCTGCAACATCATTTGTTGGTTTGGTTATTGGCATTTGTTTCTTCTTTCGGTAATGAGGCACGGAGGATGTTGTATCACTGTACAAACTTAATCACTACTGGCTCTCTAGGTTTGTGATTTCCTTCCAACGACTTATTAAAGCCTCTGTTAGGTCATCTTGGTTAGACCACTCTACACGAGCAGACCCTAGTAATCCACGTTTTGAAAACTCTTCAATAGCGGACTCAATTAATGGTCTGGTGTACACCCTATTTCCTCCAATTTTTTCTCCCTTTAGAGTTTTAGACCGAAGTCTATAAGGTGCTCTAGGTATGTAGCCTTTTCTTTCCCACAAGCGGACAGTAACAATTGTTTTTTCTAACGCTAGTGCTAATGCACTAATAGTAAAAACCTCTGTTTCTTTTCCACTTAATGTTTTAATGATCGGATTTGCATCCCAACCATTACTCTCCCCGTTTTTACGGCGAGAAACTTTTGGATCTTCTTCACGGCGTTTTCTTTTAGAACCTGGAATGTATTCCAAATCAGCAAACGCTTCTAAAATCTCATCGTCTCCACGTAATCCAGCCATAATTATCTCTTATTTAAAATTAAAGCCCATACAATTTTTTGTGGATACATTAAGTCAACCTCTTCTTCAGTTAACTTTCCCTCATACAATGCGGCCATTAAAGCATCCTCATCAATAATCTGAATAGTTTTATACAACTCAGTTTCAAGACCTTTAGACACAATTAAATTATCAGCCATTTGTGGATCAATTTTACGAGACACTCTTCTTTGTTTTTGTAACATGGTTACACCGTCTATTTCATTTGGAAGTTCTACAAAAATATTTCCATTGCCATCGACTTCACCTTTGGTGTCTACAACTTCAAATATTTTTTCTTTGAGCAGTTTTAATTCTGACTCAAAATACTCAACTTGTTTTTTAAAAAATATATATTGTTTAGCCTGTGCTTCAAGGTCATCTATTGCAGCCACTCTAGGTTCTTCTTCTTTTATTCTTGCCATGTTAACCCCCTCAAGGTCTCTGTTGTTGTAGGAAACTTATCAGACTTCCCACGGTTAGGTCAATTCCTCCTTTAGAATTGATTCCCGTTCCATCCATTACTGCGTCTGCTACTGCATTTTTTTGTTGAAGCATTTCAAATTGTCGTTCTTCAATAGAGTCTTTTACAATAATATCTTGAATAATTATGCTTGGCCATCTACTTGATGCTCGTTTAATTCGTCCATTTCTTTGTACGGCTAAACCCGCAGACCAAGGCAGATCATAGTTTATTAACAAATTTGCAATAGGTAAATCTACACCGTAGCCACCTGCATCTGATGAAATAAACACACGACAATCTGGGTCTGTAAGAAACTTTTCTTTACTTGCTTCTTTTTCTTTTGCATTCATACTTCCCGTATATATAGTCCCACCAGTAACTTCTTGAATTCTAGAAAGCATGCCGACCCAAGATGTAAAGATAACTACTTTTGCTTCTGGATCAGTCTCTAAATGATCAGCCACATAACTTTTTAATACATCTAATTTTGGTTGTTTAGTTATGTTTTCTAACAAAGAACGTTCTTTTAAACTGTATGCATAGGCACTGCCTTCGCCTTCTTGTTTTAAAAATTTTTCAGAACTATCGATCAATAAACTGGGATGATCACAAAGCATTCTTAAAGAAGTAATCTTAGACATAATAGAGCCCCGCATCATGTCTGCTGGACCACCTGGCTTACTATCGTGTCCGTAGTGTGCTAGTAAAGAAAAGTTTGCTCCAAGTAATTGTTGTGCTTCATATAATTCTTGACTCAATTCATTAGCAATTAAGTTGTATAACTCAGAGGTTTTTGTGTCAAAAGAAATTTGAATTGGATCTAGATGAATTGTGTCGGGAAGATAAGGAGCGACGTCTGGATCTGTTTGTACTTTTCGGACCGACGCTTCTTTCATTTTTGCGTGAAATATATTTAAGTTTCTATACCGTTGAACACCACCAAAGTGATTTCTTACAATAAAAGTTTGATCAAACAAATCAAATCTTCCAAGTAATTTTGGATCTACAAATTGCATAATGCTATACACCTCTTCTGGTTTACCATTCTCTATTGGGGTGCCTGTAAGAGCAAATCTAATAGGTACATTTGCAGATAACTTTTTTACAGCCTTTGAACGTTTAGATCTAAAACCCTTTATTGCTGTAGCCTCATCACACACTATTGCTCCCCAGTCTTCGTCTTTTATACAATCCCAATCATTAACAACTGTTTCGTAATTACAGATAATGTAATCTGAAGATCTTACTCCACTAAGTTCTCTGTCCCAACGAATCCATCGAGTGCTTCTAGAACCATCTATAACTACGGTTCTTGCATCGGAAAACTTATTTATTTCTTTTTCCCATTGATACTTTAAACTAGATAAAGCAATTATTAAAATAGGTTTAGTTAACTCTCCGTCCTCTTTTAATTTCTCAAGTGCGGCAATAGTCATACAGGTTTTTCCAAGACCCATCTCATATGCAACAAGCATTTTTTTACTATTAACCATTTTGTCTACTGCTTCGGGTTGATATGGTTTTAAAATTCCTTTAAACACTATCTATTGGCGTTGGAGCAGTTGCTAAACTGCCACACAAGGCGCACTCCATATCTAACATATATAAAGAGATTTCTCCATCTTCAAACATTACTTTGACACTCCACAAAGTAGAACCGCAAATACATACGTGTAAAGGTCGATCTTTATCTCTTAAGTCCATTATAAATAAGCGGCTTTTCCATGCAACATGTGTTTTGCAGTTTCTAGTCCAGTCAATATTTCTGACGGAGTCATGTCTCCCACATCTTTTACATCAATACCTGTGTAATTAAAAAACAATAAATCAAAACCATATTTACGAGCATAGTCTCGTATTTGTTCACAGGCTTTTTTTCCAGCAGGATCATTATCAAATGCGGCTATTACTCTTTTTGCTCTACGAATTATTTTTGCTTGCTCTTCACTCATCATTGCGCCATAAATTGATACGGACCCACAAATTCCGACAGACTCTAACCTCACCACATCTAAGGGAGATTCAACCACTATTAATTGTTCCTCGTTTAAATGTTGAACTCCAAAAACAGTTTTAGATTTTTTAACTCCAGCAGGTTGATTTTTAAAAAATCTCCCTCTAGCGCCTTTTTCTTGCCAACCTAATAATGAAAAAGTTTCAGGATCACGAATAGGTAATATCCAAGCCTCATTTGTTTCGTCCCATAAAACTTCGTATTTATTTACGGCCTTTCGTGTTAAAAATCTTTTCTTTAGTTCTATGTCGGGCGGCTCTCCGTATACCGCTAATCTAGCCTCAGACATTGGTATGGTTTCTTCAGCAACAACGTACTGTGGTAACTCTTTAATTCTTTTCATTAAAGAATCAATAGGAACTTCTGCGGTATCGTCAATGTAGTCTCGTGCATCATGGTAATCAATACCTTTTATATCTGAAATTAAAGTATAGATATTTCCTTTATAACCACAAGAAAAACAAATGTGAGCGCCTGTTTCAGAATTTATCCACCAAGAAGGCCTGTGATCATCTTTACCTGTTCTTTGTTTATGCATTGGGCATAAACCATTAACTTCAGAACCTCTTTGTGCGTGAAGAGGTACCTCTAAAAATAAAAGAATTTTTTCTACATCAATCACACACGGCCCCAATCAGAACAAAATTTGCATTTCATCATTTGTTCTTCGTCATGAAAGCAACCTGTTTCCCAACGCCAAGTTAAAGCAGTTTCACTAGGACCACAGTTACGGCTGGCAACAATTTTTAATAATCTAATATCTTCATCTTCTTCAACTGGCTCTAATCCTAAAATAACATCAGAGTCTTGAAAGAAAGAAGATGAGTAACCAATTGAGTCGGCAGTAACCTTTCCAGCACGCATTTTCCATAACAAGGTTTGTGTTGTAATGATGATTGGTTTGTTTACTCTTTGGGCTAACCGTTTTAACGATCGAGTAACATTTGTTATTGCTTGTGGTGTATTCATTTCTCCACTTACTTCATCCAACATTAAATAAACACCGTCTACAAATACTATGTCTGGTTTTGTTTGCTCAATCTTTGCTGCTAAGGCTGAGACCGTAATTCCATTTACAGCATCAATTAAATGAAAAGATGGTTCGGTTTCCATTTTATTTAAAATATCTATATACCTATCTTCTTCTGCTGGTAATAGTTTTCCACGACGTAATCTGCCATGAGAAATATTTGCTCTCATTGCATCGTGTCTTTGTTGTTGTTCATGGTTGTTCATTTCAAAAGATTGAAACATTGGAATAAATCCCTGCATATGAACATTGACAGCCATCTTTAATGCAATCTGCGACTTACCAGTTTTTGGTGGAGCAATTATTGTTATTAATTGACCGCCTTGTAAACCTGCAGTTGCTTCGTCGATCTTTGAAAAACCAGTAGGAATACCTAAGAACTCTTCGTTCTGTAGGGCTTGATATTCTTTGTAACGTTGTTCTGTATTTTTAGTTAAATCTATTTCATGTGTGCCAAGAATGCCTTGTTCATTAACCTTGGTAATAGTTGCTTCCATCGCAAGAAGAGCGGCATCGTGATTATTGTCCTGTAATTGTTCAACTGCAGTTTCAAGTCCTTGTCGAGTAAGTAATCTGCGACGAAAGTCAACCATGGTATCCAAGAGGTACTCAAGATTGTCTTGAACATCCAAAACTTTGTAATTGGGATAATGATCTTTGACTGTTACGGCAGTAGGAACTTCGCTGTACTCACCATAGTGTTTACGAACGAATGACCATGCTTTACGGTTGTCGTCATCTAAAAACCAAGACTCATTAACACCACGCTGTAGTGCTGGAACGATGTCTCGATCACGGATGACCTTACTGACTAAACGATGTTCGTTGTCAGATGCCATTTAGTGCCCCCTCTTACAAGTTATCTAGTTCTATTCCTGCTGATCCGTATCTTGCTACTCTCCATTGAACATCTACTACGCCACGAAGATTAGCACGGTAAGGAAGTTTTCTAACTAACTCACCTGGGTCCTCGTAGAGGTTCCAATAGTTAAATGGATTGACTACTTCTCTTTCTAACTTTTCAAAGGCTTTTTCAAGTAACTCTTTGGTCCACCCTTGATCAGCATAACCTGCTAACTCTAAAGAGATACCATAATTGTTTGATAACAACCAGAGTTTGTTAGCACCCTGAAGATTTATTTCCCCTAACTTTAAGCCAACTTTTGTAACTAATAATTTCTTAGTAACTTCTTCTACTAAAGGAATTACTACATCTGTTACACAAATGACTTGCGGAGAGGAGACGTTTGATATGTCTCCATTTTTCATAGTACCTCGACTTTAGCATACCTAACTACAAAATCACGAAATGTCTTTGGGTCAGAGTTGGCTTGTGAGGCTAACTCTTCTGGGATTTCTTCTGGCACAAGGATCGAATAATGTCCGTTGTTCATTCTCATTTTATTGTTAACAAAAGAGACGTGCTTACACTTTAAACTCTTTTTCCAAACAGGGCAACTACACCTGACTCTTTTTGTTCCAGTATCAACCTCAACCTCAAACACGCCCGCAGCCTGAGAAGAGATAAACAATTGAACTGTCCGCCAAGGACTATCCATGCTCATCCCTTTCATTGTGCTGCTCTTAAATCTGCACCGACTATTGGAACTCGAATAAAGGCTTCGTTAGCAAAACTTGCCATTGCTTCCTTATACTCTGCTTCCCAATTCTCTAATTTTACATTGGTTGTAATAATTGTTGGCAGAGCCTTGTCGTATCTAAGACGTAGTATCTCATCAAATGATGAGTCATCGTACTTAGAACCGTATTCTTTTCCTAAGTCATCGATTACAAGAATTCTTACATTTAACCAATCAAATTTAGATCTGCCATGAAAGCCATCTATCTCATAGACAGATTGCTTCTTATCTTCAAAGTCTGAATCAAAGGTTGCTTTCTTTCTAGATAAGAATTCAGGATAAGTCATGTAGTACACGGGCCTAGCGCCAAGACCAAAGTCAGATGCGCTCATGCCCAATACTCTTGCAGCATCAGCATCAGTATCAGGAAGGCGGCGAACAAACTCCATAGCAGCAACTACTGCGTGGGTCGTCTTACCAATTCCAGGTCCGCCATCAAATAGAAGACCAACTCCATTAACTCCGATATGGCCGATCTGCTTTATAACCTGACCGCTCACACAGTCATCTATCCACGTACTCACCTCGTCAGGAAAGGATCCCGCTCTGTCCACAAGGTCTTGTGGCTCAAGGCCGAGGAAGCGACGTGGGATATTTGAGTTACGTAGTAGCCAGTGCTTCTTTAAGGCTGAGAGTTGATTGATGTCATACATCGTCGTCTTCAAACTCATACTCATACATACCGCCATAGCGCATGCCTATATTTAGGATCCAGGAACCAATCATTATCATTACATCGCCAAAAAATCTAAGCGCTCTATTATTAGTTGGATAAATTAATCTGTTATTCATCTGACCCTCTATCTACTATGACCTTTTCCCAATCGGTATTACAAGAGTAACACTTAAAATCCATATTCATGCTACCTCGTTCAACTGCTACGCCTTGTGTCTTGTCTTTACAAAAAGGGCAAAAGAAACTGAACTCGAGCATTATTTAAGATCTAAAAGTTACAACACCAACAAATGATGTTGGTTTGCCCTTTGCATCTTTGCCTTCGCCTGCAATCATCTTCACGCTCTTGCGTGGTGTAAGTGCTTGCACTTGGCTCTTGATCCATCGCTTACCTGCTGAGGCATTAGACCATGCAGCCATATTAACTACATCTGAACCCTCAATACCTTCAGTTGTAACATTTACAATCGCCATCCATGCACCACCCTTTTCGGTGTTCTTGTTTAGATTTGCGGTAAATGTCTTTACTACTTTTCTAGCCATTTGCATTCTCCTTTAGTCGTTGTTCGTATCTTGCTAGTTGTGCTCTACCAGAAAGTGAATTCTGGAAAGTACGTCCATCGCTTGCTTTTAATGTTCCCATCTTAACAGTTGTATCGACTGGGGCATTAATTTTATTTAGGCCAAGATTTTCTCTGGCTTGATTCATCTTCTTTCCAAATGAAGCAAGGAACATCTTATACAGAAGCGGTGCTTCACTGCCAATGTTTTGGAAATTTCTTTCATCTGCCATAAAGAGTTTTAGCAACTCTAACTCAATTAGAGCATTGGTGTCATATTGCTTTCTGAATTTGGCAAGGGCTCCTGCAAGTTGCTTGACGCTAACTGTTCCAGGGAGTAGTGGGTACTTGCGCCCGACACGAAAAGAAAACTCTGCAGCGACATCCATTGGGGTCCACTCATGCTCTGGTCGTCGTCCCCTAGTCTTAGGATCGGATTTTCGGATCTTAGGCTGCGCCGCATCCTTTGGTTCGACCAGTCCAAAGCCTGCCAGATTGTCTCCATCATCTTCCCATTTTCTCATAGGTACTCGTATCTCTTTCATTAGAATCCCTTTGGATTCAGAATCTTTTAATTTATTACTATCTTTACTATTAGGTACTAATGACTTATTAGTCATACTATTATGTGACTTATAGTCATGTGAGGTGCGGTAATTTTCAGTGCGGTAATCTACTGCATCCTTTTCTGTAGTGCGGTAATTTTCCACCACTTCATACCAGTCCATACCTTTAAAACCATTAGCCCTCTTGCTAGGAGTTCTAATAAGTAGCCCATGCTTCTCTAAGGCTTTGAGAGCACTTCTAACGGTTCGGTCAGAAGTTTTGTTAGTCTGTCTACACAACTCCTCTACTGAGGTCTTAAAACGGTCTTTGGAGCCCGATAAATGGCAGATTACAGCAAGCAGTCGGAACTGATAATCGGTAAGGGGGGCTGAATAAGCCTCTAAAGGGATTTTCAAGGGTTGTCTTCCTTAAAGGGGGATATGTCTTTGCCCCCGTCTCCCTCTTCAATACGCTTGGCTACTTCAATGGCTAGCACATCAAGCACCGTAGTCATTATGTAGTCAGCCATGTGTTCCACAAAGACACCCATACTATCCATCATTGCGGTATACAGTTCGTCAGTTCCTACCTCTGAGTAATCGACCTCAATCTTATCTAATCCTTCTGAGATATCCCAGACCTCTATACCAAAATCTTCAACAGCGCCAAGTATTAGATGAGCCTGTGTCGAGTTGTCCCACGCTATTCCAATTACATCATTAGGAGTTATCTGGCGAATAATTTCTTTTACTGGGTTATCGGTAATAACTATGTCATCGGCAGCAATAAGTAGATGATCTATTTCAAAAGCATTTACTATAAAACAAGTTACCTTTATAGAGTGCTTCTTACATACCTCTATAACACTCTCAGCAAAATGGTTTTCATTTCCCGTTACTGGAATAAAGACCTTTAACTCATTAGTTGCGCCGTATTTATTAATGAGGGCCTCCATACCCTCATCAACACATACGTCTTCAAAAGAGATAACTCCAATATTCATACGCCTCCTACAGTTGTGATAAACGAGTAGGTGATTTAATCACTACTGGTTTGTTTAAGTACATTCCTATTGCTAAAGATACAAAGGTTGCTGCAGGAACTAAAACAAAGAAATCATAATACAAATCCATTTGCGCCCAAAGACCTAAGAAACTTAGAGGTAGTGCAAAGTATTTGTTTAAGGTTGGCTTAGTAATAAAGCCAGAAATAAATAGATCTAGAAACTCAATTACGTAAGTAACTGCCATTCCTGTGAGTAGTACTGGGATAACTATGTCTGTAGTCATAGCCCAAGATCCTACACCGTAGTGGTGGTGTACTCCACTCCATCATAGGTGCGTAATCTCCAGAAGGCATTCTGGGGTACCCAGTCATTCATAGTCTTACCTAATCTAGGAACTTTTTTAGGTTTATTTGGGTACAAATGGGTATAAGAAGCATCATCAGTTCCTTCCCAAACCGCTCCATACTCTGAAGGCAATGACCCATCAAAGTAATCTGTGGCTACCTGAGATTGTTCAAACTGAATCAAATCAAGAAAAATGGTTCCAGCGGTAGTTCCATAAAAAGAAACCTTGGCGTAAGAAGCATTTGATGCGGAATCTGTTAATCCAGTTAAAGTAAAATTTGCAAAAGATGTGGTTACAGATATAACTTCAGTCACTGTTTCTACAATAGAATCAGCATCATTGTAAAAAGTAATTTTTAAATTTGCAGATAAAGCGGCCAACGCTTTTATGGATGCAGATACTGTGTAATATTTTCCAACAGTAATAGGTATCTCATAGTCAGTAGTAATACTCCATGGGTTTGTTACTACAAATCGACCACTGTAATCTCCTGAATATCCATATGTTGGAACACTAGAGTTTCGTGTAAAGGTTGCTCCACTTAATGCCCATGTAGTTGAGTTAACTTCAAAGGATGGATTTTTAATATAATTTGTTTTTAAAGGATTTAAAAACACATCAATAGCACGTGCTTCATCGTAAGCAACGACGGCGCCCTCCTGCATACAGACCTGGTCTATATAATAAGTACCAGCAGCGCTATATGCAATAGTTATAATTGCATATGAAGAAGTAGCATCTGATGTTGCAGTTTTGCTTGCAGACTTCCAAGTATTATTAGCAGCAACAGCGGTAGCGGTATTTGCTGCAGAAGTTGGTGTTCCATCTTTGTCATAAAATCTTACTGATAAAGTTATGTTACCTGCACTTGCAGGAGACTTTAATTTGCACGAAACCACGTATCCAGTGCTAGGTAATACTGGAACACCTTTTGTAATTATGTTTGTGGCACCCAGTACCATGCTGCCAGATCCAGATGCAACTATCTTTCCAGTCTTTGTCGTATCTATTTGATTTGTATTTGAGTCAGGAACTTGCTCAGTGCTAGAGGTTAGTACTGCGTTACTAGCAACCCAATTACCAATTCCTCCATAAAAAGTAGAGTCTTGAACTGTTAATAATAAGTTTTCAGAAACAGTAATAGTTGGATCAAATCCAGTCAATGATTCAGCATATGTTTCAATACCGTTTTGAGTTCCTTTATGAGTATACATGTAAAGGGCTTCACGAACTAATCTTTTTTGATTTTTAATTGGCAAAGCAGACTCTGGAAGTAATCCGTAGTTTGCAACTTCTGCTGGTATTAATTCAAAAGGAGTTTCTAACCCCGTATGTCTTGGCTTTAATAGATCAATCAAAGTGTATAATTCTTCTTGAGCAAAAGTTAATCCCGACATAAATTTATAAAGGTCAGAATCTACATCAACTGCTCCCAGGGGTTCTTGAGATTTGCTTGTAAAAACTCTTGGAATAGTTGCCATAAACTTATCTTGTATACCGTGGTCTGATGGAACAATCGCTGTAATAGAACCAGCAACTTTCCAGATTAAAGTATTAGTAAACAAAAACATTCTGTAATAAACTTGTCTGCCAGGAACTAAAGGTATATCTGTTGGGTTATCTTCTCCATCAATAATTGATGTTCTACTAACAGTTCCTTCTGTTGCAAATTCATCATAAATAATTACGCCGTCTTCAGAAGTTTCGGGAAATCCTGCTTGATTTCTTACAAGTCTTATGCGAGTAAATTCACCTCTAGGGGTTTGCCATTCAACAAGCACTTTCGAAAAAGAAGACACCGTAGATAGTTCTGTTGCCAATACTGACATTGGTTGAACAGAGAATCTAAGATTAACAAAAGACCCATAACTAGATGAGCCGTAATAATTTACGCCATATTTTGCCACTAGGGAATCCCCTTAACAGCCAGAAAGCAAGAACTGACTAAAGTTATCTGATTGGGTATTTGCTGGAGCCCAAGATGCACTTGAGCCATTAGTTGTTAAATAGTAACCGTTATTTCCAGTTTGAGATGGTAAAGCATTTATGGTTGTCCAAGAAGTTGCATAATCACTACCAGATGATTTAGTTAATACTTGACCTGTAGATCCACCACTGGGCACTGCTCCCCAGACATCTGTTAACCCGTACTCAATATTAGTAATTCTATCTTTTAAAGTATTCCAAGCCGTGGTTACGGTGTCATAGTTACCTACACCACCAGAGCCTGTCTTTATATTAGTTCCGAGGTTAGCCTGTATAGAATTTACTTCTTCTTGAAGGCTATTAACGTGTTCGGCCAGAACGGTATCAGTAAAGTCAACTTTTGTAGTAAAAGACTTTACCGATGCTGGATATGATGCTGTCACTTAATTTCCTCTCAGACCTAACGGTCTATTTTCTCTTGTTTGTCTCCTATTTACTGTCTTAACTCCCTACCCATTGGTTGTATGGGTATGCCCACCAGTAGTTCTTGTTGCTAAAGTAGACTTTAAAGTACTTACTGTGCTCTCTAAAGTAGTTATCTTTCCTTCTGCCGTTGTCATACGTGTCTCTAAACTTTTTACCTTATTTGCTAAAGCCATAAAGGTAGCGGTCAAATCTACTTCTGTAGTTCCGTCAGATTTTTTGACAGTTATAATATGAGCCGATAGTCCAGTTAAAGAGGTTGTATTAGCCAGAGGTTTGATAAATATCTTTTTATTCTTACCCTGGTTTTTACCAAATGATCCAATCCAAATAGGGTAGTTTAAACTACCTCCAATAAATTGAATCCAAACACCCTGACCTATAACAGGAACGTCAATACTTAGATTAGAGGGTTCTACAGAATCAATCCAATCCGTTATCTCTGTCCCTGTAAGTTGTGGAATAGAAACTTTTAGACGTCTTTGATCTTTTGGATCCCTATTGTTTTTAACAACTCCCCTATATATTCCAAAGTACAGATTATCTGTATTCATCAAATCTCACTAAGGTTTACGTTTTCTTCTAAGAAACGAAATATTTCATCAGGTTCTCCTATTAACGTTGTTAAAGAAGATCCTGCTCCAAACTCATACAGAGCAGTAACCGTTACGGTTTCTATACCTGGGGCTTGTTGAACTACAAACTCAATGTCTCTAGGATAAATCGTGTCTTCAAATGCCATATTTACATAACCAAAACCTGTAAGCAAAGCATTCTTTATGTTTTCTTCTGCTTCGTCAGTTGTGTAGGTTTCTAATTTTGTGTACTGCATAGTGACAACTGCGTCAACATATGTAGGAGGTTGAATTGTTACAGTGCTTCCAATCAAAACCTTGTCAGCAAGATACTCGGAAACATCTTCTTCAAGTCGAGTAAATTCCGCTGTTGGGTCATCATTGTCATCTAACCCAGGAGCAATGTCGGTATCTTGCGCTGTTCTAGTTGGAGCAAGGTATAGAGTCACTGATGTCCAAACATTTGCAGTTGCATTTGCTTTTCCTACTCCACTTACCGAAACCGCAAGATCAGAAAAATCTTTTAATGTTACGGCTCTATTTCCTGAACGCAGAGACGATGGAGCAGCAACACGGATCTGTTCATTACTTTCAGGATCTGAACCACCTAATCCAACAGCAGCATTTGTTAAAGTAATTGCACCTTGAATTGCGGTTGTCTGACCTTCGGATAACCCAGGAATATAATCAATACTATCTAAAGTACTGGCTGATATATTTCCAATAGACCCTCCACCAACAGTGTACCTAACTCTAATTTCTGAGTAGTTTGTAGGAATCGCTCCTGATACACCGTCACCAAAATTTATAGTAACAATATTGTCTGAGTCAGAAAAAACTGAGTAAACAAGATTTGTTGGACCGTAATCTAACAAGTGTTGCACTTGTGTCCATTTAGAAAATATGTCTCCATCTTGAACAAATACCTCAATTGTTCCATCAACTACTGGTGTCTCTCCAAGTTCAAAAGACATATTCGGAGTGCCATCTGCTGTTCCAACTAACTCTCCATATGTAGTTACATCTTCAGCAACAAGAATTACTGATCGTCCCTGTGTTGCTCCCACCGTATATGTACCAGGAGTTTCTCCAGCAATAGCGGCTACAACAGCCTCCGCATCAGTAGTAAAGTAAACGGTTTCAACAGTGTCTTCAATAACAACTGTTCCAGTTAGTACAGTTCCTGCAGGTATGGTTACCGAACTTGCTGATGTATTTGAAAAAATAACATCAACGGTTGCTGCTCTATAGCCAGCGGGAGTATAGCCATAAGTTAAAGCAATATTTAAAATACTATCTCTTTGAGTAGCAGTTGCTAAGAAGGCCTCATTAGCGGTTCGATCTATATAGTAAGAGACTAAGTCTCCCATATATGCAAAAGCCTCAACTAAAGCAACACCAAAGTCTGCAGGATCTGCTGCGGTCCACTCAGGAATTCGATCTTGAATTCGGGCAATCAGTGCGTCTCTAAGCGAATAGTAATCCCTACCAGTGTAATCAACAGATACTGGGATATTAGATACTGGGGCTATGGTCATAGCAACTCCTCATAGATTGGTTTAGTACCTTGAATAAGAACCAATCCGACGACGGTACTTACTATTTCGTCGTTTGGTAATCCATATATTACTTCTATAGTTAGAACGTTTGTGTATGGGTCACTGGTTACGTTAACTTTTTCCAGAGTTAATAACGCTAATTGCTCTGTAAATGCTTTAGTTACCTCTGACTCTATTTCAACAGCCGCTGTGTTTTCTGTGTTAAAAAGAGAGTAAGGAATTAAAGTACCAAAATTAGGACGCATAACTCTTTCTCGTAATGTAGTGCCTAATACTGATTTAACTTTATCTGACCAAATTTTTGATTGAGATTGGCTTGAAGCCACTCGACCATATGGGTCAATTAAAAAAGGAAGAGAGATCGCTTTTTCAGCCATTATTTACCTGTCCACTTTCTTGGGGTAACTTTGTAACCAGCAGATCTTTGAGACACTAGTGGCGACTTAGCACTTAGTTTAGTGGATGTTGCCTTCCCCTTGGCCTGAGCGCTTTTCAAATCCCTTGTTGGAACAGTGCCAGCATTAGAAGGTCTAAATGCACTAGATTTGTTATCACCAACTCCATCGGTTACACAAACAAACTCTACTTGGTATCTACCATCGGCATGCATATAGTGTTGTACTTTTTTTACAATCCAAAAGCCATCACTATTGTCTCCAGTACCCCTTACTTCAATAGTTCTCCAAGGAGCGATTCTTGGGTCCCCTTGTCCAACACCCGTTGCTGGAATTTTAAATCTTCCCAAATGAGATGCGGCTTCAGATAATGATTTAGCCATTGCGTTACTGTTTACCACAACGGTGGTTTTATTTTGAAAAAATAATGGGTCTTTTGTATTTTGTCTTAAAGACTTTCCTACTTTATTTGGTGAAGTTGTTGATGAGTAAACTTTACCAGTTACTGGATCAACACCGCTGACTGTGTTTTTGGTTCTATTGTACTCATCTGGATTTTCAATATAATCTCCAATACGGCTTTCAAATACATCTAGAGTAGGTGCGCTGTAATAGTTAGATGGAGATGTTAACAGATCTTTAAATGCCATAACTGGAATTACGGTCATAAATTGATTTATCATTTTATCTATAGGATGAAAATGTAATTCAGTTCCTGATACTTGCATTCCATAACCAATTTGATTTGCTAATTCATTTAATTTTTCCCAGTAAGATTGACCAGCCAAAGACTGTTGAGTAAATCTAGTTGGATGAGATGTAACTACTGGTTTTAATTTAAACTTTCTAGCAATATCAATAGCAATCTCAGGGGCTGTTTTATTTATCCATACCTTAGAAGACTGTTCTTTTAAAGGGTAGGATGCTCCTACACAAATAATTTTTAATTCACGATATTGATCTTGTTTAATTGGAAAAGAAACTATGTTTGTGTATCCCCTAAAGATGCCAGATACTTTATCGTTTTTCCAAGTAATCTCAACGGGCACTCCAGTCTTTATACTTTTATATAAAGATGTTGTAACACTTCTATATTTAATTTCCACAATGTCATGTTTACCCATTTCTTGATGTAAAGTAATGCTGCGTGGTAAAGATGTTATAGAAGGAAAGTCTGGATAGGTAACTTTAAAAGAAGTACTTCTTCTATTTTGAAGTCCTGGATTAAGCATTTGGAATCCTTAATTGTGTACCTGGTTGTATTGTGTCTGGATTTATAATTTCAGGATTAATATCTAAAATTTGCCACCATAAACCAGGGCTTCCTAAAAATTTAGTTGCTAATATATCTAGTCGATCAGTTTCAACCCACTCATATATAAAATAACTTTGTAAATAGTCTGGGTAAGTTCTAAAAACTGTTAAGTGATACTCTTGTTTTTTAGCATGCCAAGCCTTAAATAGAGGTCCATCAGCGTATCTGCTATCTAAAAAGATCATTTTTAATCCTTTATTTCTGGAGGGTCGTAAAATCTGTGACAACTAAGTTGTACATTAGAAAGTATAGGAACCATTCTGTCATTAAATACAGTGTGATTTATATTTATAGAACCTATTCTTACCAAGTATCTAAGTCCATCACCTAAATGAAGTTCTACCTGAGCACCCGTTAAGTAACCTCTATCTGCAGTTCTATCATTTAAACTAGATGTGTAAGTTGCGTTTGGTCCATTTATAGTCCTAAACAAATATTCTAAATCATACATAGTACCTTTTTTGTAAATCATTTTTAAATCTTCTAGTTTATTAAAGTTTCCTGGATAAGGATTATCTGCACCAGTTATAAATCCATTAGAATCTAAATAAGTCATGTCGCCAATTCTATTTAATAGTAAAGTAAAATCTACAGTACTTTGATTTAAACCTGCACCAACAGGAGTTATACCGCCATCAGCACCGCTCTGTATAACCTCTGGATTAAATCCTTCGGCAATTCCCCAACCCATACTTACTTCAGTTGGATTGTATAAAAATTTAAAACCATACATAGTTGCATCAATTGCTGAGTCTTGTTTTTTATTATAAAATTGAGTGTTATCTAATCTACTACGAGACATTTGTATTGTTCCTTTTGCGGCTGGCGCTGCTGCAAGAACTAACTTAGTAATTGGATCGTATTTTACTGGAGTGTACATATTTTTAGCATCAGAATAATTACCTGCATCTGATATTCCTCTTAAAGTTGTTTCACTTTGAGGGCCTTCATTTCTAAAGTATGCAGACCTAACCATTGGTGCGTTATAAGTATAGAACGGTAAAGGAGGATTCCCGTCTCGTTTTGGATCCTCAGTTGCACCCTTTATTGGTTTTTCTACAGATTTCTTTCCACTTGGCTTTTTTGTTTTTGGATTAATTACAGGTTTTCTTGCATCAAATTCTTTTTTTGCAGCGGCCTGAGAAGAAGATATTAATTGATTTTGAATAGATTTCTTTAAAGTTTCAGCCGTATTTATTCTAGTTGTAAGAACAGCGATTGCTGAATTCATTGCATTTATATTACCTATAGCCGTATTTAAGTTTGCTTGTTCCCCCGCAGAGTATGGAGGCGGTGCATAAGCGGTGTAAAGGTTTCTTAAGGTAGTTTCTAATCCAGCCAACTCTACATACCTTGCTTTTTTTGCAGTTGTTAGTACGTCAAACTCAAAGACCGCTGCTTGTAATGCCTTCTGTTGTTTTGCTTTTTCAGCCTTAATGTTCTTTTCTTCATTAACTCGTTGCTGTTCGTTTTGTACGTTAGAAATAATTTGGGCTGTAGTTAAACTAACAGATCCTGGTCTAGCATATTTATTAGGGCCACTTGTTATTAATCTACCAGCCATTATTTACTCCCCATCGCTTGAAGATCTTTATCATTTAATAGTATTTCTTTTATTTTTTTGGCTAGAGAGTTAGCCTCTGCTATTGATGCATTGGCTAAATTTACATTTACATTTACGGTGTTTGTTCCAACACTTGCGGTAGATACTCCTGAAGTATGTTGCAAATACTTTCCACTAGTATAGGTAGTCCATGGATTAAAGTTTGTTCCACCTTTAGAAATATCATAAGCAATTTTTGCATTTATAGTTGGATCTTTAAGACTTTCAGGTCCTGTGTAACCTATGGATTTATATTTCTTTAGATAAGCCTCATTACGTTTATCTCCCATACCAGGATTTCTTGGATCATTATTTTCCATGTTAATTTGGAATAAACCATAAGAGTCATCCATACCAGTTGGGTTGTAAGCGTTTGCTCTTCCACCAGATTCAGCCTTTACAATTCCGTAGGCTGTATTTAAGGATGCTCCGCTAAACCCAGCATTTTGTAGAGTTTGTACTAAACCAGGATCCATTCCAGCCGCCATCTGTGTTCCTGTTTGAGATGTTTGGGCTGCGTTAGCAGGAGTTCCAAACATATTTTTTCCTAAAAATTTTAATCCTTCATAAGCAAGCAATGCGGTGCCAACATACGGTACAAATCTTAATGCGGCTTTTATTCCAAATTTTGCAGCAGTAGCGCCAGCCACAGCAGTTGCAGTACCACCAGCAACAGCGGTGGTTGCAGCAGCGCCACCAACAGCAGCAACACCAGCCCTTGCAGCCATTGCAGTCATTGCTTTCCTTGCGCCAGCGGCTATTGCAACTGTGGATACACCCGCAGCAATTCCTCCAGCAACTCCACTGACAACTGACCCGCCAGGTGTATTAGAAAACCCTTGAACAAATCCTTTTGCTTTAAAGAACCCATCAGGCAATCTTTCTAACTGTGCATTTAATGCGGCCGCTGCGGTTGCTGCATTATTAAACCCAGCAATCATTGGCTCTGTACCCCGCTCCATCAATGATGTCATTGATGTAGCAATTTTCATTTGTGCATTTAATGGATTATCAGGATTAAAGGGTGCGTTTTCCAAATCAATATCTCTCTTACCTGCAGCCATGTTTGTGAGCAAGGTTCCAAATATTTCTTGTTGTGATTGAGAAAACCCTAGCGCCTTTAAAGATTGTCCTGCAAAACCCTCACGCAAAGCCACCGACATTTGTTCAGCAGTTACTTTTCTACCTTGCGTCATTCTGTCAAAGAGTTGTTTAGCAATGTCTCCAGTAGATCTGGCTTTTCCAGTTTTTGGATCAAAAGTACTAATACCATATTGATAAAGATTTCCACCCATTGCACCAGTGTGCAAACCACCTATAGCCTGAGCAGCAGTAGCATTTGGCATACCTAAGTAACGTGCAGCGCCACCAACTTCTTGCATTGCTCTAGTAAAGTCTGCAGTTCCTGGCATGTAATTATATCCTTGGACAAGCATTGCAGCGGCTGCGGCATCTTCACCAGGACCTGTAATTCCCCCACCCAAAGCACCAAAGGTGGCCCGTGCTAATCCAGCACGATTCATGGCTCCAGCACTACGAAGTGATGCGGTGTAAAAACCAGATGCACGAGCAATAGTTGTTCCAAGATCTGGAATTGCATCGTACATTCCGCCAGCAACACCTAAACCAAACTGAACTCCACCAACTGCAGCAGCACCTTTTTTAGTGTATAGCCATGGCATCATTCCGCCTTGGCTATTACCTGTTCCATTACTAAACTGAGCGTTGTTACTTCCTAAACCTAAACTAGATCCTTGGCCAACACTTGGAGTTAAGATTGAAGTTACAGATTTTAAAGTGGTACCAGCAAGTCCACTTAATCTTTTTAATGCCGACTCTATAGAACTTAATTTTTTTACAGTATTATCTAGACCTGCATTAAGCCCAGATACTTGGGAGATAGGGTCTTTAGCCACTTGTCATCCTTTCGTATCTAACTCGGGCAACCTCTAACCAGTTACTTCTCTCTCGTCGAGACATGTCCTTTATCTCTGAGAGAGACCAACTGTCGTACAACTCACTTATGGCAGACCATTCAGAAAATAATCTGACATAACCAATTACATTAGAACTGAAATAAGGATCCTAAATTAATAGGAACCGTTACCTCACTTCCTGTGTCAGGATCAACAACTACCACATCCTCAAACTGAGGACCTGGTGCTCTCTTGTTAATCTCGTCAATAATCTTTCTACGATCAATTACGCTAAGTGCAAGCACTTGGCTCTTGCTATATACAGGGTTCTCACCAATACGGACAACGGTATTCTCTAGAACAATTGTGCTTAGTTCTGCAGGTGTCTTCTCCATATTGTTAATCATTTCTCGCTGTACAACTCCATTAGGAAGTTTGACTGTGTAGTCAATAGACTTTCCTTTAACAGTAAATACCCGCTCATTTATTGGGTCAGTAAGAAGTTTTACTTTGATATCTGTATTGACATCAACTTCTACAAGTTTATCTTCACCATCAACAAATATTGGGATCTTTATTTTGCTACCAAAGGTTGCTTTTAAAATTCCAAGAAGAATGGCATCTCTATCACCAACTAGTAGATCATCAAGAATCTTGTCTGTGGCTGGTTCATTACCAATCTTTACAGTTCCTAGTTGTAGAACTGTAAGAATTGCTTTACCTAAATTATTAGTCTTTGAAATTGTCTCTTCATCTTTACCGTTAAGTTCACGAACTTCTGCGGTTCTGATGACCTCCCCAGCGGCGTTTATATAGCCGCCAGGAAGTTCAACAGTAGTATCTGAAGGAGATACAATTTCAGGCGTTCTTTCTTTTGGCGTTTCATTTATCGCCTTGTTCAACAGTTGATTTGCTAATGCGGGATTAACCGCTGCACTAATTGTGTTCGTCATTATTATCCTTTGTTAGATTATGCTTAGAACGCTGCTGCGTCTGTAGATAAGTTTGCTGCCCAGTTAACATTAAAGCCCTCATGGACTAGAGTCATCTGTTCAACAAGTAGAGCATTATCACCTGCGTTTAGATCTGAGTATGCCACAGCAGTTGGCCAGCAGTTGTAAACTTCAAAACGCATTGCTACGTGGTCTGTTGCTGCTGGAGAGTTTTGAGCAGTCTCACCTGCTGATGGAACTGGATGAGATAAGACTTTAATCTCTAAATCGCAACGGAAGTTTTCATTCTTAGCACGGGTTGAACCCCCACCTTGAACTGTTGCGAATAGGTTACGCATCCATTCCCAGTTTTGATTTGTTCCAAGAATTACGCCACGTTGTAACGTAATAGGAGCAAACGTAGTCTGTCCAGGAATCTGGTGAACGGTAGTGTTGTATCCACCTTCACGGTAAGGAATGGAGTCGGTTGTAACCGCCATTCCAGAGATTGATGTAAAACCAAAAGTAACTGCATTAGCAAGATTGTTAGTTGCAGTACTAGTTGGTGCACCACCAACACTTGTCAATGGTTTAAACGTAACTAAAAATCTAAAGTTACGTAACGGATCGGTAATTAAATTTGACCGATTATTAATGATTGTAGGCATTTATTTATTATCTCCTTCGGGTTAGTTCAGCGTCTTTTGGCTGAGATCGATGACGATGAACTCTGCTGGATATTGAAGAGCAACACCAACTTGAATGTGAACTTCACCATTTGCAATATCTGCATCTGAGTTGTTCTCTGCATCGCACTTTACAAAATAAGCCTGTGCTGGAGTTGCTCCACGCAGACCACCCTGATTGCGATACTCATTTAAGAATGATCCAAGATTTGTGTTTATACGTGCCCACAGTCTTTCATCATTGTTTTCAAATAATGCAAACTCTGTTAAGTTCTTTAGGTTCTTGCGGATGTAAATTAAAGAACGACGCATGTTCACATACTTGTTTGCAGTTCCATCTTGCTTTAATGTACGAGCACCCATTACAGAAAGTCCAGCACCAGGGATTTGGCGAATTGGATTTACTGGGGATGTGCTTGCATTCATAGTATCTAACTCTGCAGAGGTAAATGATTTTTCTACAGAGACAATTCCTAGTACTGGAGTTGAGATACCAGCAGGAGCCTTGAATACGCCACGGCTTGCATCTGTTGATAGGTAAAGACCAACAACTGCGCCAGTAGGTTCAATCTTACGAAGTGCTCCAGAACTACGTCCTAGTGGATCTGAAATAAAGATATTTGGATAGTAGACAGCAGCGTTGCTTGTATCAGTAAGAGATCCAGCAAAAGAAACAGCATTTGCTACTGTTAGATCTGGGTCAGTTCCAATTACAACAAAGCCATTATTGTCTTCCGCCCAAGATGTTGCAGCATCAAAGACTGAAACTGTTCCAGATGCTAATGCATTTGCAACAGGTAGGAATAGTACTAGTGGACGGTCTAGTGAGGTAAAGCGCTCAAATACTGACGAACCACCAGCCTTGTAGTTGGTGTAATCAGTAGCAGCGGTTGCTGTGCCATTTGAACCACTTGTTAGTGGGTAGGTTGCTAGAGTAATAGATGCACCAGCATAACCACCAGCAACAGATACTGAGATGTTTGGTGAAATAATGTTAATTACTGTTGGAGCATAATCACTTGAAGTAGTGTCATTAAACACAATGTTTTCATAACGCTCAAGTAAGATGTCATCAGAAATATCATTTGCTACACCAGACTCCTTGTAAAGAGTAAGTGTATAAGTGCTTGCAACTTGACCAGCAGTTAATACAACACGAAGGTTGTTACCGTCTGTTCCAGCGTTCTTTGAAGTAACAGTTGCAGCAGTTGCACCGCCACCGTCTGTTAAGTTTCTAGATGCAGCAACAGCGTTAGCCGCAAGCAGACGTTGGACATAAAGTTCACGTCCACCATTAGCAAAGAACGAACCAACCTGGAAGGTGGCTGGATAGGTTGCGTTGTAACCTCCGAAGTACTTGGTAAATTCATACCAAGAATTAACAAGGGTTATTGTTTCTGGGCCTTGTGCAAAAGGTGCAACAATTGCGCCAGCAGCATTTGCAGTAACTCCACTTGGGAGTACTGGTGGTAGTAGGCGTTCACTTATGTAAACACCTGGACGGCTATAAGCCATTTTTTCTCCTAACTAGTTTGGGGGAGGGACCTTATGGTGCCGATTGAGTGTACGTATCGATGGTAGTGAACTGAGAGCGACCAAGGGTCTGACTTCCAGTTGTACCTGTGACGTTTAGTTGCAACACTTTGTACATCTTATTGAATGTTTCAGCCGCAATCTCAGATGAGACACGGACTGTTATTGCATTTACAAATAGTCTTTTTCCTTGTTCTGTAATATCTCTCTTAGAAATATCAAGAACATCCAAACGACGAGTTGTTCCAAATACAGTATTTGGTCCTGTATCTAAAACAGCAAATCGTAATGGAATCTTTGAGTAAAGAAGTTGTGCCAAAATTTGACGGTCATGTCTTGGTTGGCGAGAGAAAGAAGTTATTTGATAATCAATGTTTACTGGAATTGGATAGTTTATATCCCAGTTATGCTCATCAATATCCCAAGCAGTATTTGTACCAATGACTGATGGGTTAGTTAAATAGGCTGGCTTTACTCTACCTCTCATGGCACGAGAAAAGTCTTCAGAGATATCAATCATATCAATAGTTATATAAGGATAAGACTGCGCTCTGATTTCCTGATCGGGTTGTCCAAACCATACTCCTACTTTTCTAGTAGTTCCTGGAGTAGCAGTGCCACCTGAAGCAACTCTTGCAATGTTTGCATTTGTTTTTGCATATTTAAATGTAGTAGGAGTTGGAATTAACGTAATGTTGTAGGTGCCATTAAAGGGCGTTGAAGCACCAGCAATTGTAACTGTGTCTCCAACTTCAAAGCCGTGCTCTGTAGATGTAGTTATTGTAACTACATTGGTAGTAAGCGCTTTGTGTGTAATAGTTTTTGCCGTTGCAGATGCAGCCTGTTGATCAGTAACGGTCATCTCTTTTAAGAGAGTTCTTAGTGCTTCATCTTCATCTAATAAGAATGTCATAGGTGACCATCCAGATGTCTCATAGCACGATTAACTAAAAACTTTTCAGCCTCAGTCTGTCTGTTATTAAATCTACGTATAGCAGCAGTTGGCTGTGTATCTGGGGTTCCGTATTCAAGATCTAGGATTTGAACTTTATGGGCTGGGTTTCCATGAACTGTAAAGGATCCATTATCATGGCGAACATGCAGGTGCTTAACAATCTTTTCTGGCCAACCAGAAGCACGGGCCTCTGAACGCAAGTGAGCGCCCATGAAGCGTGTAGTTTCTACACTGGCTTTAGTTAGGGATTCTTTGGCTCTCTTTAGGTAGGTCACTTCTTCTTCTTCGCTTTCGCCTTCGCTTTTGCGCCAACATACACAGCACCAGCAAGATAGGCTGCGGTTGTACCTGCAAGAATCGATGCGATAGCGGGACGTTTTTCTTTAGGGCGGAATCCAAACACACCCCGAATAAACTCTTCACGTTCGCTTTGATTATTCATCTCAGCGACCTGTTCGTACCAAGGCTTATAAGCCATAATAAATAACCCCTTTATCGCAACCAGTGGGAACTGTAGTCAGGCACCGCAGCGGTGTTCTGATATAGCAATGATAAATGAAAAAGCCACCCGTAGGTGGCTTAGTCATTACTTCTTTTTCTTTTCTCGCTTGTCTTCAGCCTTCTCGCCTTTCTTACCTTCCTTGGCTTCGTGCTTCTTAGACATAGCCTTAATCTTCTTTACATTAGCAACATCCATCTTGCGGTCATCCTCTTGGGATTTAGGCTTGCGATGTTTCTTATCCATCTTCTCAAACTTTGCTTTTTCTTCCTTGTCCAATCCCTTTGTGGTCTTGGCATCTTGCTTCTTGTCAGAAGCCTTTGTGTATTTTGACACTACATGCCTTTCTTACGAGGCATTGCTTGTTTCTTGCCCTTTGCCTTAGACAGACCTTTTTTGCCACGTAACATAGCAAAATCGTCTTTATCTAATTTGCCATTTTTATTGACATCAAGTTTTGTTTGTTTACCTTTAAGAGCCATTATTTGCCTTTCTTTTTTGCGATAGCAATAGCAGCCTGTTTCTTGGCTTTCTTTGTTTTAGCAAACTTCTTATTAGCAGCAGCAAGAGTCTTCATGCCGTGCTTGTCTTTTGGTTTGCCACAGCCACATGTGGAACACATTATTTACACTTCTTGCACTTGCACTTGCAGGCTTTACCTTTGCATTTTGCTTTAGAGCAACCACATCCGACACACATAGTCATTTACCTTTCTTCTTGGATTTTTTAGCAACTGCGGCATTATCCACTAAATTTGGATAAGGACGCCCTGCTGCCTTGGCTCTTGCCTTAGCCGCAGACTTCTGAGATGGTGTTAGTTTCTTATCCTTACCTGAAGGATCTTTTGTATTCCAAAATGCTTTTGCCATTTAACAATCCCACTTTCTTAATGCTAGAGCCTTACGAGTTGGCTTGCCATTCTTTTCCATAGGTCCTGGCATACCGCCCATCCTTGCACAAAATGATTTGCGACGTGCTGCTTTCTTAGGAGACTTCTTTGCTGCTTTTGCAGATACTGGAGGTTTTAATGTTCCGCCAGTTTCACGTTTATATGATGCACGACCTTTTGCATTTAATCCACCCTCTGGATTCTTACCTTCTTTGCGTTGCCACGCTGCTGTCTTTGCCATTATTTTCCCTGACTTCTATGTGGATTATTTTTGTGCCAACTCTTTACAGCCTTGACACCTTGCTTAACAGTCTTTGATCCGCCCATTTTTGTGAGATTGATTTTATCCCACTTACCTTGATTGCTATTGGTGTGCTCAACAACAATATCGCCCTTTTTATTTTTAGAAACTTTATGAACTACCTTGGC